GCAACACCCATAGCAGCAGCAGCACCAGAGGCCCACTTGCCAGCTGCCAATGTAGCTGCTCTAAACTCTTCAACTGATTTTTTAGAAAACAGTTCTGTTTTTTGAATTGCGCGGTCAACGCCATCAAGGAATGATTTTGTTTCGGCAATAAACCTGATTACTATAGCCACAAATCAATCCTCAAGTAGCGAATAAACATATTCCCAGTCGTCTTGTGTCGGCTGGGTTTTTGATCCGGGATTCGATTCAACCCTTGATTCGTACTCCCACCAAAATTCTGTTGGGTGCATAGTCCAGAATTCAGACGGCTGAACGCCCCAAGCCCTAGCGATTAAGTAGCACTCTTGGACGATGCTTTTTTTTTGCCTGCCGTTGTTTTTGGTGCTTCTGATTCAGATTTGTTTCGTGCGCTTGGCGGTATCATCAGCATTAGTAGGTTGGTAACCGAAGATGCAGCCGATTCAATAGCGCCAGACTCGCCCGAAAACATATCGCTATAAACCTGCTGATCCGATATTAAAAACCCAGCAGATCGCAGCATTAAACCGTATGCCATGGCGATTGAAGCAAGCGGAGGCTTACCGTCCTGCATGCACTGGAACAAGTCCTGAACGGTAATTATCCGCTCAATACGACCAATCAACGGCATTATGCTACTGGCCATGATTTTCTTTGTAACACCGTCTAGCTCAATATCAATATCTTCAAACATAGATTAAGCCGCCGTGTAAGTCCATGCACCGCTACTTTGCAGAGCAATAGTGAATTTCTCCGCGTCGTTGTGCGCACCGCTTTCTTCATACGAAGTAATGTTAAAAGTACCTGTCAGCGTGTCGCCATTGGCAAACTCATAGCTCCAGTCTGACGCCTGAAGAGTCCCGCCAGAATTCAAACACAGAGCGCGTAGTGTTGTGTTTTTGGTGATACCGTCGCCGCTAATATCCAATGACTCCGTGCCAACGGAATCAAGCAAAGTGCGCTTGCCGTTTGAGTCTTTGTCAGTAATATCAATCGCCTCACCAGCAAAAGAAACAGACGTGTTAAGCAGTCCAGCCACCACCACGCTATTCTTTTTGATTAACATCAGTCTACCGTTTGCAGCTGCCATTTATCTATTCCTCGAATCGTATTAAGAAGTTGATTATACCGCGCCTTGTTCTGCCGTCAGGCTCTAAAAAGGTGTTGTGACCAGCGTACTGAATATCCAACACATGATACGAGTCGAACGGTATTGATTGCCTGTCCAGCGCAGATCGTAGCTTTGTAAAAATATCCAAAACCTGTTTCCTTCCTGAGTACCGAGACCACACGTTAATTTGCATCGTGCCCTCGAACCCTATTTCGCTTTTCGTGCTCCAATCTGTATAGTCGTCATCGCCAACTACAATAAACGGAAACGCGCTTTCCAATTCTGATTTTGCTTCTTGTGGCACGTCGTCATAAATACCGACTATCAGCGACATAAGCCCAGGCGTTGCTCTAAGCCTGGAAACAATCCCTTTTTGTATGTCGAACAATTCTGTCACGCGTCGATAGCTCTCTGCAATTTCTGCTCAATTCGTTCAATAACTTCCTGCCTCACTGCTGGCTCAGCCGTCTCCATGTATTTCTTAATCACTGGCGCTATGAACGGTTGCGCTGGCATTTTTATTGTTCCGTATTCGACCATGTGCCAATAGTATGCGTCGTTTTTTACGTTGTTGCCATGCTCTACTATTACGTTAGATCTGAATTTAGAATTTCCCTGCTCTGGCTTCCGTCGCTTGGCCTTGATCGCTCTTTTTAGAGTGCCTTTTTTAGTGATCTTTTGGCCTTCGCCTTTTTTGTATTTCACAACATCAACCGGGTGAACCGGAGCGTTGGCCCTGACTTCATCTCTAGCCTGAGATGCTTGGCTGTGTATAGAGTTTCTGATCACGTTGGCAGACTGCCTCAAGCCTATCTCTTTCATAGCTTTAACAACCTGCTCAATGCCCGTAATCCGAACAGTAATCCGAACACTCATATTGCTACGCCTTGATCCGCTTCAATTTCCAAGTACAATGGCCTGCCTGAAACCGCTTGAACGAATGTTATATTGAACTTGCGTCCGTTCCATAGAATGATGTTCTTTTCTGTCAAATCAGCCCTGTTCCTTATTTTGAACACATACCCTGCCTCTGCGTCAATCCTGTCTGTAGCAAGACTCTCGCGTCCTGACTTGGCCCTCACGCTCGCCCAAACTGTAGGATTAACCGATACGTTGATCCACTCCCGAATAACGCCACCGCCGCCATCGTCGTTCCTGGATTCCTCCTGAAACGTGATTCGCTGGTCTAGTTTTCCGGGAATGTCAGACATTACGCAGGAACCTGATTACCGCTGGCATGGATATGCACGCTTAGAACCGTTGCTGTTTTTCCTACACCCAAGATAGTCACGTAATCAGAAGCACCAAGATCAGCGGCTGGAGCGATCCCGCCCGCTGCGCTGGACAACACGTAAATGGTGCCAGCCGTGATAATGCTGCCCATGGTCAAATCGCCCTCTGTAGTATAACTGCATGGCTGACCAGCTGAGCAAGAGTTGATAGCGATTCCGGCAACCGCTGGAGTAAGCGCACTTGCGTCGTTGTCTGCAAGTGCAAGTTGGTTGCTTGAATTAACATAAACGACCTGCCCAGCAGTAATTGCAACTGCTGCTATTTTTGTTTGCGTGTTTCTTGTGCTTGTCGGTACTACAGCTGATGCGGTTACCGTTAAATCTGTCATGTCAAACCCTCAGTTATTTAGGTGTAGAATACCATGTTTTGTATGGAGTCAGAAGTAACTGGCTAACCGATGATAACGCGCCGTCGCTGCCTCTGTGTTCAAATCTGTCTGTTACTGAAACCAGTATCGCATCCCTTATAGTTTGCGGTACGTCCGTCTGTGACTCGCCATAGCCTGCAACGAACTCAACACGGACAGAGTTTATCGTGTGCCGGTGATTTGGCCATGACGTTGCATAGGCTGGTACTATCCTGGCTGGGAATGATGCGTCATCTACCTCGTAATCAGCTGAATCCATGGTCTGCAAAACGCCTGCTTCATCCAGGTATTTGACGCTGGTAACCGATATTAGCGGCGGCATTGGCAGAGTAATTATTTCAGGAAAGCAATCAAGGTTAAGGCGGAACGACTGCGACATGATAGCGCGTCCAGTGAACGACTCAGCCGACAAAGTAGCAGACGTTATCAAAGCAGATAAAAGCGTATCTTCATCGGTATTGTCTATCCGTAGCCAGTCTTTTGCCTCTTGCAAAGATACAGGTTCAATCGGTACATCAGCTGTCTGACCAAGGTTTACGATAGACCAGTTCATTTTGTCTCGTACTCCGTCATGGCCGCGTTTTCCGGTGCTTCCCTTACCAAGCGGTTAGGATGTGCCTTGTGATCGTAGCTGGCCTCTACCTGCTCAGCAGTAGGGTATTCTGATTCCGGCTTTTCTTTCATGCTAATCAGTATCTCGTCTTGATCGTTGCGCGAGAACCCAAGATTAACGCAATCATAGCCATAGAATCTTTCATCTTGTGGGTTGCACGCATCCATAAGGCTAGTTGTTTTTGGCATAGCCAATTCGATACCTCTCTCAACCGCAACGCCTAGCCAAAACTCAACGCAGGCACGCCCCTTTTCAGCATCATGAGCGTTCGGGTAGGTAAAATCCATGCCCCAGCAGCTTATCTTTGTCGCCCCTGCATAGATGGCATACGCAACCGCATACGCAGCTGTAGAGTTAAAATAGGCCGTAGGCGTCATGTTAACAACCCCAGCAAGAGGAAACTCAACCAAAGCCGGATAGTCTTCGTGCGTTCTGCTGGTCATAATCGGCGTCTTGCTGGTTTTCATCCAATCAAGCATTTTTGCTATGTTGGATTCCGGTTTAGCCCTAGACCTGATTTCCTGCACACGAACATCATCCATGTGAAACACCATATCGCTAACAAAAACGTCCCCCAGCGCGTTGATTGACCACACCTCATCGCACAAGGCGCGACGCCCGCCGTACCGCTTGGATAGCTCAAGGAACTGCCGAACCGATGGCCCGAGACCGAGTATAGCGACGTGCATAACTTTCCTTTTATTTGGCCATCCTT